GTGGCTGCGAAGATGATGGAGTGGCCTTCGGTGTCAAGTAGTGGACCGTCGTAGGCGGCGCGAACGCACATGCCCACGAGACGGTAGTACCCGACGTTGGAGGTGTCCAGCGGCCCAGTCACGGAGTAGTCGGTGCCGAGAGACTTCGCGATGAGGCTGCCAGTGGTGGCAGCATCGGAGGTGTTCACGGCGCCAGACGATCCGGACCAGGCGCAGAAGTAGGAGTCCGCGACGACCCAGCCGACACCGGCAAGTCCAGTGACGAACGAGCCGCGCGAGAAGACGTGGTAGCGGAATGCCTTGGAGCCGTCGGGCACGCCAGGCACCTCGTCAACACCCTGGAAGGACGTGGGGTTGCAGAGGCACTCGGCGTACTCGCGGCTGGCCATGGAGAGGCCAGCTGGCCCAGAGCAGCAGAGGGGCACAGTCGCGCTGGCACGCGACCGTTGGGATCGGTTTTGTTGTTTGTGAGTAGTCATACCCTGAACCACCTGTACACCTCGGGCGTGTCCTGCGAGCGTGTCGGCCAACACGCCACGTCAAGGCCCAAGGGTATCTCGGTGGTACTGGATATATCGAACGACCAGCGGTCGAGCGCGTCCTCCATCCGGAGCTGATGGTCCACTGGAACTCCGAATGCTGCCTGGAAGCTGATGCGGGCTTCGTTTTGCACGGGCAGACGTGTTTGCAGAAACATCTGGCCACCTCGCAGTTCTCGGTGCAAACGATAGAACAGGTCGTCGGTGGGGTCCAGGTGCAAGTACTGGCTAGTAGTAGAGTTGCGGATCAGGGCGTGTGCAAACGCCTGCAAAACTGGTACTCCGCGGTTCAGGATGGCTTCGGCCATGCCGACAGTTTGAACAAGCTTGGCACGGGCACCAGTCTCCTTGTACTTCGTAGAGGAAAGAGTGCAGCACAGAACCTTTGTAGGGTTCCGCACAAGCACCCAGTTGCCTCCGACAAAGACAGGGCGAGACTGGCACCAGTCCAGATGTTCGAACTTCAGCGCGACCGACTCCACCTTCACCACCATACCGTAGTCCAAGAACACGTCATGCACGGACGCCAACACGCGGTCGACCAGGTAGCGTTCAACAAGTAGCACGCAATCATCGCCGTCGTCGAGCACATTGTACTCGTGAGCAGCGGCGATATCTTTCATCATGGTAATGACCATGAGAAGCATCAGGATGCAATTGCCTAGAGCCGTG